GCCGCTAATGAACGTGAACGTGAGCAAACCGTCACTGAGTTATTTAACGAAGACGCAATGGGCGCGATGATACAGCGTCAGCTTTTAAATGAGTGGCGATTTACAGGTTTAGCGTCATCAATCAGTGGGATTGACATTGAGACTCAACGTAAACTGAGGTCGGCTGGTAAAGTGTACGTGGCCTATCAGATGTCGCAAGATCGTGAGTACTCCACTGAGGATGTCCAACAAGCGGCATTCAACGCTGTGTCAAATCAAATGTGGGTTCAAAATGGCATCGTGAAGTCTGGACGGCAAGCAACCAACACGGCTGGTGGTATCGTGCTAGGCAAAGAGGTTCTCAACACGGCTACCGGCGAAGTCGAAGACACCGTCGCGACCTTAGAGAATGACATATCGAACATTGAAAATGGTGCGTTTTCGATCTTCACTGAAGGCACACTTACAGCAAAACCCATACCACGACTTGGAGATAACGCACAGATCGTGGTTAACCAAAATGGAATGCCTGTATCACTTCAAGTCGGTCAAGCAATACAAGTTGACAGCCGGTATCATCCCAGCGGCAAAGAGCGGGGCTTTTTGTCTAACTCAGCGAATTGGGAATACAGCCAGACTTTCACAGGCGATCTTGCAGTAGACCGCGCAGCCGCCGTGGCAATCTTTGGACCAGGGATTCGTCTAGAGCCGATCTATACCGGTCAAAATGGGGCGATTGGTGAGTACGAATTGATTGTCACGCCGAGACTGATTGGAACACCTAAACTGACTCAGGCAGACATTGAGCGTCTCGCTCTTACTCCGCGTGAGTATCAGCCCACACGCTATGGTGGCGGTGGCCCCAAGCCGTTTTACTTAGTTCGATAGGAAATTCAAATGGACACCATAGACAACTATCTCACCGAAAATCCTGTTGACGAAAACACACTCAATGACGTCGGAGACCCTACCGAACACAACCGTCTAAAGAACGAACTGTATCGGGGTGCGTATCGCGACGGTGGGTTCGTCAGCCCGACGATTGGTGTGACGGTCGAGGACACAATGCTGGACCTACCAAACGCCGAATACAGTGAGATGCTGGACAACGAGGTGTACTCAAAGATTGGACCATCAGCATTCGACGTAGAAGCTGGTGACTACAATCGTCAGCGTTTTGATTTCATTACAGGTCACCGCGTGTTCTCGCAGAACGTGCAAAAAGACGCGATTGGTCGTAATGTCATCGGTTTTGAGTTCAATCTGGACAACGCTGAGAACTTTGCGCTGGCAGCGGGTGTACTCGGAAAGACCCCCAAGCAGATGCAAGCACTTATGGACGGCACGGAAGGCGTCAGTAGTCGCGAAAGCCGCGCTCTTTATGAAGCACAAGTGTCACAAGCAGACAAGCTGATCTCTGAGTTGACAGACGGTGCGCCACTGCGCGGACCACAGCGTATGACTCTCACGTCATTGGTGATGCATAACCCTGCGTTACTCGGACCGAACTTAGTGAAACACATAAAGAACGGTGATGTCAAAAAGGCGATCCTTGAGATACGCGACAAGTCTAACGGATCGAAAAACAAAGCGTTGGCAATGCGTCGGAAACAAGAAGCAATGCATTTCGGTAACTATAGTGTAGGGGCACTCCTAGAGACCGGTAATCCAGAACTATCAGCGGCGATGGCAGACCACATGGGGATGCCTGTGCCACGTAAAGTCACTGCGCCAGAGACCTCTCTTCGCCCACAACTGAGACCCAATCAGGGCGCAAAGGTCGAAGGTGGGGGCCTCAAGCGATCATTACGCCCACGGCTGAGACCAACGGCAAAACCAGACAATGGCTTGCAGAGTTCGTTACGCCCACGCATGAGACCTGACGATATGCCCGTACCGGCGTCGGCTGGTGGTCTCACCAGATCGTTACGACCACAAATGAGGCCCGACAGTGTCGGAACGGAAGCACTCGTAAGTGAACTAGAAGTTGCGCTGGGTGTCGAAAAGCCAACACCTATGGACACGGCTGTAGACAACGACATCGTGCCTGTTGTCGTACCTGACGGAGACGATGAGATTACCGTGACGTCGCTGGGCAACACAGACGCTATGCGATTGTCTGCAGAGATGAACGACGCACTCAAGCAGATCAGTGGATCAATGAGTGACAAGCTGACAGAACTTGACGTCGATACGGACAGCGCAATGTTCTTTGACAACACCCGTGATTACATCGCTGCGAGAGACTCCGGTGAACTGGTCGAGGGCGATGAGATCGTGATTGGTACAGACGGTAATCTATCGACCTTCTTGCACACTGAAAGTCGCGACAAGACTCCAGCACCAGACACACCACAACCCGACACAACCCCCGATCTTACTGGAGAGTCTGAAGTCAAAACGGAAGACCCAGTGCAAGCGGAAATTGATAGGAAAAACGCAGCGGCTACTGAAAACCAAACCCGAATTGACGAAATACAATCGGTCCTCCAGCGTAACCGTAAAGTCCTAGACAAATCGCAATACACATTTGGCACCATCACCGACACCGCTGAAGAAGACTTTGAGATCACCATCAGTACGTCTGGTGACATCTACGATTCTGAAGGAACACTGATGGACGCATATATCGAAGACGATACGGTCTTTAATAGGGCCGGTGCAGTCATTGGATCGTTTGTTGGTGAAGCGATTGACGTTGCTGTAACCGGCGCGACGGTCGTAGCGGGTGGTGTCGCATTGGCGACAATCGCTGCGTACAAAGGTGTCAAAGGTATCGCGGAAGGTACTATTGATCTTGCTAAGAAAATCAACACGATGGGTGGGCTTGCATTCTCGACCCCAGGAAGATTGCTTATTGGTGACATTGTGCAGCCCGACTTTTTCAAAAAGAATGTCATTACGATCAACGAGAGTTATCTTGCAGATGACGAAATGGGTGTGTTGCAAGATTTTGTCAAAAAGCACGGCACTGGTAAGATCAACTATAGTGATTACAAAGGTGCTGGCTCTGTTGACGTGCGTGGGGAAAACTCACCGACACTTTCTGACATGTCAGGACTAAGTGCGGTCGAGCGTCTGCAAAAGTCGTTTGGAGAGTCTATGATCAAAGTTATAGACGGCGATTATTATTTAATCGATCAGTACGATTTTAATGTCTTTGTGGACTACTCAGACACTAACTCCAGTGGCAAAGGTAAAGTATACAACGCAGAGGCCTACGACAAGAAATTTGGCGGTCTAGGTGTTGCAGACGCACTTTCATCAACAATGGGGTCCGACAGAACTCTATTTGATAAACTACACAACCTCGCATTCATTATGGGGTCGCGGGACTACGAAGGAACAAACAGAGATGTTGGACGTCAAGTCCGCATCAAGATTGGACCCGTCGATAACCGTGTCGCGTCTAACTAGTCCAGCAAATCGAGATAAACAGGAGCCGACATGGCTGAAGAACAAACGGTCCAACAGACCACTACTCAGACAAACGTCGATACGGTCCAATCGATCCCCCGCCGGTACTCTACAGACAACGTAGAAGGCCTTGGACATATCTCCACAGCCTATGAAACGTGGATGGCAGACACATGGGTCGGCTCTCAAATTCGATACGGCTTCGACCGTGGTCGTGAAGCTAACTCATGGAACTACCGGCCCGACGAAAACTTTAATGTCTATGCCCACTGGACCGCGAACCGTGACAAAGACGGCGACATGGAAGCGTTCATCAAGGACGGTCAGTTCGGCATGGTGTATTCGCAGGGCCAATACGAAGCCCGTGTGGCGTCGTTTCGTGAGCAAATTGGAGACCTTAAAAGGTTACAGGGCGGGACCGCTTTGGGAATGCTAATTGGCGGCGTTGGGTCCATTGTTGACATATCCACGCTAATACCTGGGATCAACATTGCAAAACGGTTCCAGACCGCTGGACGCATTGGTAAGCTAATGAACAGTAAGCCGGCCAAGTGGGCCACGGCTGGTGCACAATTCAGTGTCGTGCAAGAAGCCGGTCTGCACTTGATGAGTGATGTGCGGACTATCGAAGAGAGCGTATTGAACACCGCGTTGTCTTCCGGTCTCGGCGGTGGTCTTGGGCTATTCGTTTCGGCCCGACGTGGTGACAGCTTTTTGAATCCAACGAACCCTAATTATGTCTTTAGGCCTGACAGCAAAGTCAGCATGGGCGTCCGTGGTCTTGGGGAGTCACTGTCAGAAAGTGTCGTACTCAAGCGTGTCACCAGAGACGGCAAAATGGCTTACGAGGCGGTCTCAGAGACAGGGGCTGGTCGATCCGTTGGTGCGGCGGCTGTGAAATCTAGCGAGATGGCTAAACGTGGCGCATTGATGGGACAAGGTGTTGCCCGTGCTGGTGTCAAAGCGTTTGGTGCTGCCGGTCTCGCGGCTGTCACAAAGACTGTGGGACAAGCGTCACCACTCATTCGCGGCATGACAAGCAACAGTGGAACATTCCGAGACATCACGTCTCAACTGTACAACCGTGGTGGTATGATTGACGAGGCCGCTGAAGCTGGCGTGGCGACCAGATCGATGGAAGAAGTCGCAACGAACCGCATCATGACCTTCCGCATGTCAATCTTAGGTCCGGTCAACGAGGCCTTCGAAAAGTTGCGTTTCGACATGGCTGGTGCTGACGCTGGTCGCTTGCGGAGCGCGAAAGAAAAAGCCGCCGATCTTGGGGCCAATCTTAAAGGTCTGGCGTCTGACGTCGCGGCGGGACCAATGGCGTCCGGTGAGGCCAAAGCCGTTGAGCAAACTACTAGTGCTATTAGCAAAACCGAGTTCGAAGACATCATCGCGGCAGCGGCACATGAAGACATTGATGATCTAACGATTTCCAATTTGGAAGAACGCTTTGGTGCCAATGGTGCACAGATGGTAATCCAACGAGCCAAAGAGCAAGCGAATGTGCTGCACGACTACAATCTGCGTCTAGAAGACGAACTGGTCGAACTTGGTATGATGACCGAAAAGGAACGTCTAGGTCGCAAGTTCGTATCGCCACAATTGTGGGACGGGAAGGCTATCAGACGCAGCCCGATTGCGGCTCGAAACTTCTTCATGCAACTGTTTGCAGACGATCCGACAGAAGAGTTTCTGACAGCTACGTTTGGGATGACCAAAGAACAATTTGGTAAACTGGGGGTCGAAGACGTCACCGTAAAGAACTCGGATGGTGAACCAACCGTATATACAATCCGCGAAGGTGAGACCGCCAAGAACGAAATACTCGGCGAGTGGACCGGCGACCTTTATCGTACTGACCTAAAGAAACTCCAGAAGATGGAAGAGGACGCCGATTTAGAAGCGACTGCATCACGGAAAGAAGCTGTAAGAGCCGCTGCCGAGTTTCGGTCTACAAACTTCGCCATTATCAAAGCGACAGTCAAAGAGGCAAAAGACATTCTGCTAGAACAAATCGCAACGCGTGATAAGCGGAAATTGAACCGTGATAATCGCAAGGCCAAGAATGATCGTATGCTGGACGAGGTCCGCAAGCTGGAAGCAGAAGCCAAGCAGCGTCAGCGTGATATTGCACAAATGGTCAAGACCGGACGCCCAGGACAAAAGATACGTCTGCAATCTGAAGAAACCGTCAAGGAAGCTAAAGCACTTCTGGACATGGTGAACTACCGTGGTCAAACCGCTACCAAAAAAGAAGTCCTCGACGCTGAAGCAAACCTGACGGCGGCTGACATCGATCTAGCGAATATCGATAAGCCCATCCGAACAGATGCTGAAGGTCGTGCGAAAGCTAAACAGCCACGCAGTACCCGCATTAGTTACCTACAGGGCAAGATCGATAAGAACACTCAAGTGATCAATAAGTTGGACAAAGAACTCGACAAGTTGAACGCTAAGATTGACCCACTACAACGAAACGTCGTGGACGCTACGCAAAAACGTAAGCACTCTCTAATGGTCCAAAAGCTACGCCGCGGAGCCATGAATGACCAAGCCAAAGGCGCACGGAAAGCTAAACGAACTCTCAAGAAAGCCAAGCGTCTGACCAAACGCAAAGAGAACGATCAGCCACTCGAACAGTACGTTGAAGGACTGACGAATACTCTAGGGTCTCGCACAAGTTCTCAAGCACCACGCGGTGCATTATCGACAGACGTGCTGGAATCGTCGCGTCTAAAGGAGCGTATGATCAAGCTGACAAACGAACAGCGTCGGAAAGCCCAAGAGATGGGCATCTTGAAAAACGACATGTACGAAAGTCTGTACCGCTCGAACATCGATCTCGCCCAGCGCATGGCCTTCAGAAAAACCTTTGGTCACTACGGTGGAAGCGAAACGGAAATACTCGAAGGAATGGTCAAAGCGGTTAATGACGATTACCTAGACATGATCGCAAAGGCACAGCGCGAAGGCGCGACGAAAAAGCAGACCAACAAGCTGGACAACGAGAGACTAAAGGCCGTCAAAGACGTTGAACAAGGAGTAAGACGTCAGCTTGGACAGCTAGACTTACCCGCCGATCCCGAAAGCTTGTTAAACTTTACGATGCAAAAAGTCAGAGAGTTTAACTATGTACGCTATGGCTCTGGCTTTGTGATCCCCAGCTTGACCGACCTGTCAAACACGGTGCTGACTACCGGTTTCGGCACGATGTCCTATCGCAATCTAAAGTCGCTCAATCAGACACTAAACAACATGGGTAACGCTGAGATCAAAAGTCTCGCCTACGCGCTCGAACTGATGGGTCACGGCAACCGGACAATGGCGATGAACGGTGCTGACGATATGCGTCTACAAGCCGGTGTGGGTGACTATGGGACCGTCAAGCACTACACCACAAGTTCCGTCGATAGGATCATGCGTGGGCTTTCAGATACCACCTCGTATGCCTCTGGAATGATGTGGTGGAACTCGCGCCTCAAGATGTTGGCGATGGCCGAAATGCAAAACAATTTTACACGTATTTCGAAAGATTACGATGGTTTACTTGCGGCGGCTTCTGCCAATGATCCTATAGCTAAAGGCAAAATCGCACAGCTTGCGGCCTCTGGTCTAGGCTCTACTGAGATGCGTAATATCCAGAAGTTGTTCAAGAAGTATCCACCCAAAGAAAACGATGCGGGTGTGTTTGAACTTGGAATGCATCGTTGGCTGAAAGAAGGACGCGAAGGACAGACAGCGCACCAAGACGTGATGATCGCTTTGGAGAACGCTGCGAACCGTGCGGTGATGACGCCGTCTAAAGGTGACACACCGTTTCTGATGTCTAACGAATACGCTAAGATTATCGGTCAGTTTCAAACCTACGGGTTCGTCGTGATGACGAAGTTCATGGTCCCTGCGTTTCAGCGGATGGCAAACTATGGTGATCTCCAAGCGTTCAGTTCGTTTGCTTTTGCCCTTGCCCTGGGTACTGCCGTTGTCGGTGCGAAAGACATGCTGCGTTACGGCGAGATCAAAGAGCGGGACGCGGGTTCGTGGGCGTATGACACAATAGATCGATCAGGATTCCTGACGTACCTCTCGACGCCTATCGACGCCATTGCGACACAAGTCGGACTTTCTGAAGGCGCATCACGGTACAGCCGCGAAAACGCACGACTGTCACTTATCGGTGGACCGTCAGCCGGTCTGTTCATGGACGGCTTGGACCTCGCATTCGAAGACAACCGGCTGGAGACCGCGCAGAAGTTACTGCCGTTCAAGCTGTATCAACAAATCTTCAACGTCGCGACCGGCGGTTACAACTAGAAAGGACACACGATGGCAAACGCCCGTGACGTTTACAATGTCGATGCCAATAAAGCTGGACTAGCAGACCCACAGAACAAGCAGTTTGACTTGTCGTTCCCCTACCTGTCTCAATCTCATGTCAGCGTAACGGTTAACGGAACGGCCACCACAGCATTCACATATGCTACCAGTACGCGCATCCAGTTAAACACTGGGCCAACTGCCGGTGACGTAGTGGTGATCAAACGTGCGACCTCACCAAACACACGGCTAGTGGACTACCAGACCGGCTCAGTGTTGTCTGACGAAATCCTCGACAAGGATAGTCTCCAAGCATTCTATCTGGCTCAAGAAGCCAACGACGTCGCGGACATCGTGTTGTCTAAAAACGCTAGTAACCTGTTTGACGCCGGTAACGAGCGGATCACAAACGTCGCAAACCCAACAGCGGCCCAAGACGTCGCCACTAAGAACTATTTAGAAAGCACATGGCTGTCTGCCAGTGACAAAACGCAACTCAATGCGTTGAACACCACGAACCTAAACACAGTCGCGGGGGCTGTCAGTAACGTCAATACGGTTGCCGGTGCGATTACTAACGTCAATACGGTCGCTGGGAAAACCACAGAGATCACCGCGTTGGGAACGTCAGCAAACGTATCGAACATGGGTACACTGGCAGCTAGTGGTGTCGTTGGAAACATTGCGTCAGTCGCAGGGATTTCTAGCGCGGTATCAACAGTAGCGGCTGATGGTTCTGACATCGGAACAGTTGCAGGGATTTCTAGCGCGGTATCAACAGTAGCGGCTGATGGTTCTGACATCGGAACAGTCGCGGGAATTTCGTCTGCCGTGTCTACAGTGTCCTCTAACAACGCAAACGTATCTGCAGTTGCAGGTGCTGTAAGTAACGTCAACACGGTCGCGGGTGCTGTAAGTAACGTGAATACGGTTGCGGGTGCTGTAAGTAACGTCAACACAACCGCATCAAATATCACTTCAGTGAACACAACGGCAACGAACATTGCGAATGTTAATACTGTTGCTGGTGTTTCAAGTGCTTTGGCTGGGGCGGCGGGTAATGCAACGGCAGCGGCAAATAGTGCGAGTGCAGCGGCTAACTCTGCGGCGGCTGCGGCTACTGCGCTGGATTCATTTGATGACCGATACTTAGGTGCAAAGTCATCTGAGCCATCTGTAGACAATGACGGTAATGCGTTAGTTTCTGGTTCGCTATTTTTTGATTCTGCTGTGGGTTCCATGAAGGTTTATGACGGCGGGAATTGGATACTTGCAACAAGCGCGGGTGCTGTAAGCCTGTTGGATTATGAGTACACGGCTACCGCTGGACAGACCACGTTTAGCGGATCAGACAACAACTCAGCAACTTTAAGTTATTCGGCTGGCAATCTAATTGTAACGCTTAATGGTATCGTGTTGGATAACGGAAGTGATTACACAGCCACATCTGGCACGTCTATTGTGTTGGCATCTGGCGCGGCACTTAATGACCATCTAGCAGTCGTAGCGTTTAAATCGTTTACGGCGGCTGACACGGTTCCTGCTTCAACAGGCGGGACGTTTGCTGGTAATGTTGCAGTTACGGGAAACATATCTGTTACTGGGACAGTAGATGGGCGTGATGTTGCTACAGACGGAACAAAACTAGACGGTGTAGCGGCTGGTGCTACTGCCTACGTGCATCCAACAGGTTCAGGTAACAATCACGTTCCAGCGGCGGGTGCGACAGGTCAGCTACTACAATTCGCAAGCGCGGGAACAGCGGCTTGGGCTACGGTTAGTTCAGGCGTAGAAGTTACTTTCCCTTCCAATTGGTCCTCGCCAACCAACACATACAATTCATCTGGCACATGGTCGAAAGGCTCTCTATCAGATGATGATTATGTTTGGATATACTTAGTAGGTGGTGGTCAAGGTGGCGGAAATGGCAGTGTAAGTGGTGCAGGTAACCGTTCTAATGGCGGTGCTGGTGGTAAGGCTTTGCAAATATACGGTAAGGCTGGTGTGCTAAATGGTGGCGTTTATGTTGTCGGTGCTGGCGGTGCTGGTCAGCTTGCTAACCACCATCCCACTGGAGGTGGTGCTACAACTTTTACTTTAACGGCTTCAAATGGCGCAACTTCGTTTAATACTGCTACTCAAAGTGGTAGATTTGTGACTACGGGTGGCGCTAAAGAGACAGTAAACTTAGCCTCATTTGATGATTTTGTAGGTATTGCAAACAGCAATGGTGCGTTTTCATTTACACAGGTTTTGCCAAGCGGTGTTGTTGGTGATTTTGCTAATAACGGTTTGAACATAGGCGAATCTAACCTAAGCAGCCGCCCGTACTACACTCTGTTTAGTGGCGGCGGTGGTGGCGGTGTAAGTTCTTCTGGAACTGGGGTTGGAAATAACTCAATATTTGCTGGAAACGGTGGCGATGGTTCTACTAACGCAGCTACTGCCGCTGGGGTTTTCCCTGGAGGTGGTGGTGCTGGCTCAGTTAACGGTCTGAATCAAGGCGGTTTTGGTGCCGCAGGAAACGTGAGGGTCTATCATGTCTAAGATATTTTATAATAAAACAACGGGCGATGGCGCAGTATTTGAGGATGCTGAGGACATGGCAAACTGGCCTGACTTCCAAGCTGACCCAATGGCTGCAAGCGCAACGCAAGTACGCGCAGAACGTGACGAAATCTTAGCGGCGTCTGACAGCATGGCATTAGTGGATAGAATTACAGACGAATGGCGCGTCTACAGACAGGCACTTAGAGACTTGCCAGCGGTAGAGGGTTTTCCTGAGAGCGTAACGTGGCCCACACT